CCTTTTGAAGATGAGCAAGATGGTAATGCAATTATTGAACCTATATTATTTGAAGAAGGCTTTTTAAGAGTCCCTAGAACTAATCCAGTGTTGCAGCAATTTTTAGTGTATCATCCAGGTAACGGAGAAATTTATAACGAAGTTGATAACGAAAGAGATGCTTCAGAAGAATTTGACTCAATGAATTTTGAATTAGACGCTCAGCTTATGGCTAGAGATTTGACTCTTACTAAACTGGAAAGTATAGGCAGAGTTTTATATGGTGTAAAAGCAGAAAAAATGACAACTCCTGAATTAAAAAGAGATGTTTTAATATATTCAAAACGTGAGCCTAAAGAATTTATTAATTTAGTAAACGACCCAATGTTAGAGCTACAAGATAAAGTAGTTAAATTTTTTAGTGCTAATTTATTATCATTAAGAAATAAAAACAAAGACGTTTATTTTAATTTAAAACAAAATAAAACAAAAATGCTAACTATACCTTACGGTGAAAACCCATATTATATTGTGGCTTCTTACTTTCAGTCAGATCAAGGCATAGAATCATTAAAATTGCTAGAAAATAAGATAAAAAAATAGTTTATTTTTGCAATAAGGAATATTCCTTATAAAATCCATAATTTTTTAAACATGGCAAAATATCTTTCTTTACAAACATCGAACGAAGGTGAAGTGTACATCAACGCTGACCAAGTTCTTTATTCTGACGTTAATTCATCAACTGCTGCTCAAATTCATTTAGGCAACGGTAGTCATCACTTAGCTGTGGTAGGAGTAGCATTAACTTCAGGATTTGCAATGGCAATGAACGATGCATTAAGATCAGCTGCAGAAACGGCTTGGACTAACGCAGTAGTTAAAGTTGAACTTCCAGGTGGAGTTTCAGTAACTAGCTTAGCAGTAACAATCCTTTCGTAATTAGCAAATTGATTGAAACAAGATAAAGCATCCTAAAAAAAATAGGGTGCTTTTTTTTTGCTTATCTTTGTGTAAAACAATAAGTAATGATTAACTCTGTTAGAAATTCAGTTTTATCTATAATAAATAAAAACAACTACGGGTATATATCTCCATCAGATTTTAACCTTTTTGCTACACAAGCGCAAATGGATTTGTTTGAAGATTATTTTTATCTATACAATAGCCAAATAACTAAAGAAAACACTAGATTATCTGGATCTGGATACGCAGATATTACTAAAGGATTAATTGAAGTTATTGATAGTTTTTCTGTAGAAGCATTTTTATCTCAAACAGGAGTGGCAAATACTTACGCTCTTCCTTCAGACTATTATCTTATAGATAAAATTTATTATTATTCAAATTTATTAGATTTTGGAACAACAGACGGGGCGACAACTGCATTTAAATTAAATGATTCAACGCAAAATTTTGCTTCTACGGTAAGCGTAGGTAGTCTTGTTGTTAATACCACTAGCACCACTCAGGCTTATGTTACGGCTATAGATAGTAATAATCTTTTAAGTATAAGTGCAGATATAATGACAACAGCTCAAAATTATTCTATTTATTCTTCTACAAATATTAGAGAAGTAGAAAGAGTAACGCAAAATAAAATATTTAGATTAACTAACTCAAATCTAACCGCTCCAAATACTACATACCCTGCGTATGTTTTAGGAGGTGCTACAACAACTTTGGTAGGAAACACTATAACTGTTTATCCAAGCACAATTCGAGGTGCAGCAGACATTAAAACACAGTATATAAGATTTCCTAGACCTCCTAAATGGACGTATGTGCAATTGCAAGATGGCGCTCCATTGTTTAATGACACTGCAGCAGATTATCAAGATTTTGAATTACCAGAATCAGATGAGCCTATGCTAGTAAACAGAATATTGCAATACGCAGGTATATCAATTAGAGAGCCGTCGGTTACTAAATTTGGTGCAACCGAGGAAGCAAAAGAAGATCAACAACAAACTTAATTATGGCGTACTTAACAGGATATCAATATTATGAAAATTCAGGAACAGCTCCTCAAAACACTAATTGGGGTAGCTATCAATATGTTTCATTAGAAGAGATAGTAAACAACTTTATGTTAATGTATGTTGGTAATAACGAATTATTAAATAACGTAGAAAGGTATCAAGTTTTATTTCATGCTAAAAGAGCTATACAAGAACTTAATTATGATGCCTTTAAAGAAATTAAAATATTAGAATTAGACGTATGCACAAGTTTAAGGTTTATTCTACCTCCTGATTATGTAAATTACGTAAGAATATCTTTATACAAAGATGGTTTATTATTTCCTTTAACAGAAAATATTCAAACTAATTGGGCATCAAGTTATTTGCAAGACAACAATTGTAAAATATTATTTGATCAAGATGGAAACGTATTACAAGCAGAGTTTTCTCAATTAGATGCTGAAAGAATGGCGGGAACAAAAAAATCAATTTATTTAAATCCTGCAAGTCCTTACGACGGTAGACCGGGATGGAACGTAGACGGAGCTTGGTATTTTGATTATGGAATAGGAGCAAGATTTGGTTTAAATACAGAAACAGCAAATTCAAATCCTACATATAAGATAGATAAAAAAGCGGGTGTTATAAACTTTAGTTCTGGAATGGCTAATCAATTATGTATATTAGAGTATGTATCTGATGGTATGGAAAACGGTAATGATTCACAAGTTACTGTAAATAAAATGTTTGAAGAATATATATATGCTTATGTTAAATTTGTAATTTTAAATTCTAAATTTGGTGTGCAAGAATATATTATAAACAGAGCAAGGAAAGATAAATCAGCGCTTTTAAGAAATGCAAAAATTCGTTTGAGTGACATCCACCCAGGCAGACTTTTAATGAATCTTAGAGGCCAAGACAAGTGGCTTAAATGATAACATACAGTAATTTTATTAAAGGCAGAATGAATAAGTCTGTCGACGAAAGGCTTTTACCGGCAGGAGAATATGTAGACGCATTAAACGTGCGCCTTGGTTCTACAGAAACCACAGAAATTGGTTCAGTAGAAAATTCTAAAGGTAATGACATTTTAACTACATTGTTATATGAAAATGTAGAGTTACTAGATGCAAGCACTACTACTTGTATTGGCGCTTATGAAGATGGAGCAAACGAAACTATTTATTGGTTTGTTCATGATTCTAATAACGCACAGTCTTCTGTCACTGGGAAAGTAGATATGATTGTTTCTTTCAACATATCTAACAACAGTTTAATTTATCACGTTATATCTACAAGCGTTTTAAATTTTAGTTCTACAAATATTATTACAGGCGTAAATAAAATTGGAGATTTATTATTTTTTACAGATGATTTAAATCCTCCTAGAAAAATAAATGTAACTAGAAACTATCCTAGCCCTGTAGCTGATGTTGACGTTGTTACTAACGATCAATTAAATGTGATTGTTAAACCTCCTATAGCTGCACCTACTTATACTTTGTTAAATTCTGGAACAGAAGAAAATTATTTAGAAACTAGAATGGTTAGTTTTTCTTATAGATACCAGTATCAAGATGATGAATATAGTGCATTATCTCAATTTACAGATATTGCTTTTGTACCTGGTGCATTTAGTTTAAATATAGATGATTACACTAATGAAGGTATGATGAATATCTACAACACAGTTGAGGTTTATTTTAATACAGGTCCTATAGATGTAAAAGGTGTAGACTTATGTTTTAAATTTTCAGACAGCACTATTATAAATGTAATTGAAAAGTTTAAAAAAAATGATCAAGGATGGGGGGACAATCAAATTGTTTCTCAACAATTTCAAAATAGTAAAATATACACAGTTTTAGGTTCTAGTGAATTATCTAGACTTTATGATAACGTCCCTAGAAAAGCTAAGGCGCAAACAATAATGGGTAATAGATTATTGTATGGTAATTATATAGATGGATATAATTTAGTTAATCAATTAAATTTTACTACACAATTAATATCTGCACCTATATTAAATTTTGCTTTACCAGCCACTAAGGCAACCGGAATAACATATACTATAAACCCTAGCCAAAGTGAAACAATTCCTGATTCTAAATTTACTATTGATTTAACAGATGCATTAGTACAAGGATTAAAAGAAGGCGCTTTTTTGTCTATTACTGTAGTTTATTCGGGAACAAAATATGTAGGCCCGGCAGGATCAAACATACCGACATTTCAAGTTTCTACAACTTTAGACTTTGAATTTACTTTAGATCAAGATTACGCAAGTGTGTATGATTTAGCAATTTCTACATTTTTTAAATCTAGAATTGGATCAGAGGCTCAATATATACAAACAGTAGCAAATTGTGCATTAGGGTCTACTTTAACAGATCAATTTAATTGTACTGTAGTTGCTTCTCCTACAGATTCAGGAGCATACGCTTGGCAAAAAGAAGAAAGCGGAATAACTGGAACTGACCAGGGTATTTTAATAACAGCTAGCCCTTCTAGCAATATAATAGGTTTTCAAATTTTATCAATGCAATATAAAGAAACAACCACTCCAGCAACTAAGCTGTATGGTTATTTTGATATTAGTACGGTTACTTCTGAATTTATAAATCAAGGTAATAATAAAAGTTTACATAGTAATAGAAACTATGAAGTAGGGATTGTTTATATGGATGAATATTTAAGAAGCTCAACCGCTTTAGTTTCACCAACAAACACAATATTTGTTTCTGCGGATAAATCTGTAAACGCAAACTCAATTAGAATAACTATTCCTTCTACAATGCTTGCTCCAAGTTGGGCTAAAAAATATAAGTTTGTTACAAAAAGATCTGAAGCAACTTATGAAACAATATACAGTAATATATTTTACAGAGACACTGTTGACAATGCAATATATTTTAAATTAGAAGCTCAAAATCAAACTAAAGCTACTGTAGGAGATGAATTAGTTGTTAAAACTGATGTAAATGGACCCTTAAGCTCTTATGTTACAACTACAATTTTAGAAATAGAAGCCAAAGCTATAAATTTTATTACTCAATCAGCAAACGCAGGAAACACTCCTTATACGTCAGAATTAGCTGGTCTTTATATGAAAATAATACCTAATAATTTTGCAGTAACATTAGGAGAAGGACAAGCAAACAATTTTGACTCTGGAAGAGAATCTAATACTTCAGGTAAAAGAAGTGGTTTTCCACAAATTAGAATAGATTGTTTTAGTGTACCTGCAGACGGAAGTGCTTCAACTAACGTAGATATTCCTGAAGGAAGTAGAGTGTCGTTTGATTTTACATTTAACAGAAACGGTAAAGATAGTACCACAGGTTCTAGAAAATATATTTACAAGAGAACAATAGCAGCAAGTCAAAATTATAATAATTTATCTGAATTTTGTATTAACGAAAATGTAACTTTTGCCGAAGGTATTTCTAGCGGTACAGACAACACTGTTAATGAAAATGTTTTTTCTTTAATTATAGGGAATGAAAATTTAAGTTATTTTGCTCAACCTGGTATAAATAATTATCAGTTTATAAACGACCCAGCATCTCCTACAACTAGTTTAAAATTACTATTATCAAGTGGTACAAAAGGTTCTAGAGGAGAATCTTCAAGGGTAGACGGAAGAATTACTATAGCATTTGCTTCTTCTCCTATTATATTTGAAACTGTTCCTGTTGATATAGATAACGATATTTATTATGAAAATGATCAAGTTTTTAATATAAGCTCAACTAGATACCATCAATCAGGTACAGAACCTACAGACCAAAACCAAAGTATAACATTACCAGGTATTGTCAATTTGGATACATTTGATTGTTTTTCATTTGGAAATGGAGTAGAAAGTTATAAGGTAGAAGATAGAATAGATGGTTATTCATTTAATTTAGGTCAAAGAGTAACTTCGGTTTCTGAAGAAGATTTTAAAGAATCTGACAGATATGCGGGCCTGACATACAGCGGTATATTTAATGAAGAAACAAACATAAATAGGCTTAATGAATTTAATTTATCTGTAACTAATTTTAAAGATTTAGAAAAATCTTTTGGAGAAATACAAGTGTTACACTCTAGAGACACAAATATACTGGTGTTACAAGAAGACAGAATATCGTATGTATTAGCTAATAAAAATTTATTATCTACATCTGATGGAGGTGGCGCTGTTGTATCAAATAACGCAGTTTTAGGCACTCAAATAGCAAGACTAGAAGAGTTTGGCATAAGTAATAATCCAGAAAGTTTTGTTTCCTATGGTCCTGATAGATATTTTGCTGACGCTAAAAGAGGAGCAATAATACAATTAAAAGGTAACAACGAAATATCTACAGATAAACTGTCTGTAGTTTCAGAAACAGGAATGCGTTCTTATTTTAGAGATTTGTTTAACACAAAATTTTCTACTCAAAAATTAGGAGGTTACGACCCGTATATGAACGAATATGTTTTGTCTTCTAATGACAATATAAATCCTGGATCACCAGGATCATCTACAAACATATCAGTAAATTGCGGAACTTCTTTCGGATTAAGTAATTTTTCTAC